CTGGCGCGGCGGGAACTCCTGGCCCTGATGGAGGTATTCCCGGATCGATGACAGAAAGTGACGGCTTGAATCTCACGATCTCCGCCGACGTGTCCGCGCTTGAAAAGAGCTTCGAAGAGGTCAGTGACATCGCCGAACGCGCCGGCCAGTCAATCGGCAGTTCACTGACGGGCGCCTTGCAACAAGCCATTTCCGGCGGTCAGTCCCTGTCTGACGTCTTTCGCAATCTGGCCCTTCAGGTGTCGAACTCCGTCCTGCAGGCAGCTCTTAGTCCCGTTCAGGAGTTCGCGTCGTCCGCTGCGACCAATCTGTTGGGCAGCCTTATCGGGGCCGCAAATGGCGCTGTCGTGTCGGGCGGTCGCGTCACCCCCTTTGCGAAAGGGGGCGTCGTATCTGGTCCGACGACATTTCCATTGCAGTCCGGTGCGGGCCTCATGGGGGAGGCAGGGCCTGAGGCGATCATGCCCTTGTCTCGTGGCTCCGATGGCCGGCTTGGTGTCCGCACCCAGGGCACATCGCAACCTGTGTCCATCGTGGTCAATGTTTCAACGCCTGATGCGTCTTCTTTCCAGCGCTCGGAGTCCCAAGTCGCAGCTGTCATGAGCCGCGCCTTGTCCCGCGCGCGCCGTACCCAGTAAGGCAACCTGTATATGGCATTTCATGAGGTCCGTTTTCCAACGGACATTTCGTTCGGCTCCTCCGGCGGACCCGAGCGGCGAACGGAGATTGTGGAACTTGCAAGCGGGCACGAGGAAAGAAACACGCCATGGGCCCATTCCCGCCGCCGGTTCAATGCTGGCTATGGCATCAAGACCCGAGACGACCTGCACCGGGTGATCTCGTTCTTTGAAGCCCGCCGCGGCCGTCTGCATGGCTTTCGGTTCAAGGACCACAGCGATTTCAGGTCATGCTTGCCCGGACAGCCCGTTGGAGCAGCAGATCAGCAAATCGGGATCGGCGACGGCACCAATGACACTTTCCAGTTGGTCCGGTCGTACGAGAGCGGCACAGAGACCTATTCAAGAACGATCAGCAAGCCGGTGGCATCCTCTGTTCGTGTCGCAGTAGATGGCGAAGAACAATCCGTCACTGCCGATTTCACAGTGGATTCCCAGACGGGCCTCGTGACCTTCAGCTTTCTGAGCATCCCTGCTGCCGGCGCTCTTGTCACCGCCGGGTATGAGTTCGATGTGCCGGTCCGTTTCGATGTGGACTTTCTGGACATCCGCCTTAGTGAGTTTGCCGCTGGTGACATCCCGGCCATCCCCGTTGTGGAGATCAGGCTTTGAAGTCTCTCTCGTCTGAGTTCCAGGCCCATCTTGACAGCGGTGCAACAACACTCTGCCATTGCTGGAAACTCACCCGTCGTGACGACACCGTTCTGGGTTTCACGGATCACGACGAAGACGTGTCCTTCGGCGGTGTCACCTTCGAGGGAACAGCCGGGATGAGCGCCAGCGCGATTGAAAGCTCCTCAGGTCTCGCAGTTGATAATCTGGATGTCGCCGGTGCCCTGAACTCAGCAAGTCTGACGGAAGAAGATCTTGCATCCGGGATGTACGACGATGCCGATGTCGAGATCTGGCGCGTCAACTGGGCCACGCCGTCGCAGCGCATCTTGATGCGCAAGGGCAACCTTGGCGAGGTTGCGCGTGGCCGCACCGGGTTCCGCGCGGAGATACGCGGCCTTGCACACAAGCTGGGACAACCCATAGGCCGTATCTACCAGTTCACCTGTGACGCCACTGTCGGAGACAGTCGCTGCACCGTCGGCCTGACCGCAGAAGCATACCAGGGAACTGCCACCATCAGTGATGTGAAAGACCAGCGCATCATTGAGGTGTCCGGGCTCAGTGCATTTGCCAGTGATTGGTTTGCCCGCGGCGTAATGACTTTCGCCAGCGGCGCAAACGGAGGGCGAGCGTTCGACGTGCGCGGCCACATCAACAATGGGGCAACTGCCACATTGGAGCTATGGCAACCTGCCAGCGGAACCATCGCCGTCGGAGACGAGCTGACAGTTACAGCCGGGTGCGACAAGAGCTTTACCACGTGCAAGGCGAAATTTGCCAATGGGGTGAACTTCAGAGGGTTCCCGCTCATGCCCGGCAATGACTTCGTCACAAGCTATCCCCGTCGCGGGGATGGCCACAGTGGCGGTTCTCTGCAATAGGCCATCATGCAAGACACTCAGGCATTCATGCCACCCAATGACATCATCCGCTGTGCCCGCGGGTGGCTCGGCACTCCGTATCACCATCAGGCGAGTTGCAAAGGCGCGGGAACTGACTGTCTGGGCCTTATCCGCGGCGTTTATCGCGAACTGTATGGGAGCGAGCCAGAGGTTGCACCGGCCTATACTGCGGACTGGGCTGAAGTATCGGGGCAAGAGACGCTTCATGAGGCAGCAGCACGTCATCTCATGCCTGTTGCCATTGGTGACATCGGTCCCGGCGACGTCCTCCTGTTCCGCATGGTCCCGTCCGCACCCGCCAAGCATGCAGGTATCTGCACGCAGGACGACCGGATGATCCATGCCTATGCCGGGCGCGCTGTGTGTGAAACCCACCTTGGCCGTTGGTGGCATGCCCGGCTCGCCTTTGCCTTTCGCTGGCCGACGCATCACCTGCTTTCACCCCCTTCACTCTGAGACGCACATAAATGGCATCGCTCGTCCTGTCATCCGCCGGGTCCGCCGTCGGCGGCGCCCTGCTACCTGGCGGCATCTCGTTTCTTGGTGGATCCATTTCCGGTGCTGCGCTTGGCAATGCAATCGGGTCCGGCATTGGATCACTCATCGATCAGCAATTGTTTGCCCCGTCCGCGGGCAATCAACTGTTCGAGAATGCCTATGAAGGTCCGCGCCTCACAGACCTCCAGGTCATGTCATCCAGTGAGGGCGCACCAATCCCACGCGCCTACGGGCGCGCGCGCCTTGCCGGGCAACTCATATGGGCCACCGATTTCGAAGAACAGATCGTTGAAACAATTACCGAGGCAACATCTACGGCGTCAGGTGGTGGTGGCGGTGGCAAAGGCGGCGGTGGCGGCGGCTCTGCAACCACCACCCAGCGGACAACCACCACGGAGTATCTGTACTTCGGGAGTTTTGCCCTCGGGCTGGCTGAAGGCCCCATTACCCGTGTCGGCCGCATCTGGGCGGATGGCAAGATACTGGACCTGACGCAGGTCACCTATCGTGTCCACACGGGTGCTGAAAACCAGTCGCCTGATCCTCTCATGGAAGCCGTCGAGGGGGCAGGGAACGTACCTGGCTTCCGCGGGCTGGCATATGTCGTGTTCGAGCGCTTGCCACTAGCCCAGTTCGGCAACCGTCTGCCGCAGCTCCAGATCGAAGTATTCCGCTCCCTGAGCGATGTCGAGGCAGCGATCAAGGCTGTGACGATCATCCCCGGCTCCACAGAGTTCGGGTATGAACCGAGCCCCGTCACAAAGACTTTCGCAGGCGGGGTTTCCCAACCTGTGAACACCAACAATGCTCTGGGCGGCACTGATTGGAAGGTCGCCATAGATCAGCTGCAGGACACGTGCCCCAACCTGGCGCGTGCCGGATTGGTGGTTACATGGTTTGGCGACGATCTGCGCACCGGAAACTGTACAGTCAGGCCGAAGGTTGAACGGCAGGACACCCAGACAACGCCCCATACCTGGTCTGCCTCAGGCCTCACCAGATCTACAGCTGACGCTGTGACGCTGGTCGATGGACGGCCGGCCTATGGCGGTACGCCCTCTGACGCCAGTGTCGTGTCCGCCATCATGGACCTCAAGGCACGCGGCATTGCCGTTACCTTCTTCCCTTTCATCATGATGGACGTGCCACCTGGCAACACGCTTCCCAATCCCTACACCGGGCTGAACAGCCAGCCGGCACATCCGTGGCGCGGGCGCATCACCGTATCGCCTGCACCCGGTATCTCCGGAACACCCGATGGGACATCGTTAGCAACTGCACAGGTGGCCGCGTTTTTTGGCACTGCATCGGTGGGCGACTTTACGGTCGCAGGCAGTGCGGTCAGCTACGCCGGACCGGACGAATGGTCGTACCGGCGCCAGGTTCTGCATTATGCACATCTATGCAAAGCCGCCGGAGGCGTTTCAGCGTTCTTGATCGGTACTGAGTTGCGGGGATTGACTTGGGTCCGCAGTGACACCGGCCACCCGGCTGTTGACGAACTCATGCAGCTCGCTGCCGACGTAAAATCCATTCTCGGTCCGGCAACCAAAGTGACATACGCCGCTGACTGGTCCGAGTATTTTGGATACCAACCAGACGATGGATCAGGCACCGTGTTGTTCCATCTTGACCCGCTGTGGGCCTCGCCACACATCGATGCAATCGGTATCGACAACTACATGCCGTTGTCAGACTGGCGGGATGGCCAGTCGCACCTGGATGCGCTGGCCGGCGCTCCGGCGATAACCGATCTTGATTATCTGAAGTCGAACATAGCCGGTGGCGAAGGCTACGACTGGTACTACGCCAGCGACGCAGATCGCGCAGCGCAGGTCCGAACACCCATCACAGACGGTGCCGCCAACAAACCCTGGGTGTTCCGTTTCAAAGACCTCGTCAACTGGTGGTCCAACCCCCACTATGACCGCCTGAATGGCGTTGAGGCTGTCGCACCCACGCAGTGGGTTCCGCAATCCAAGCCGGTGTGGTTCACCGAACTGGGGTGCCCGGCCATTGATCGCGGCACCAACCAGCCAAACGTTTTCTTCGATCCAAAATCGTCAGAAAGCAAACTCCCTTACGCATCCCGCGGTCTGCGCGACGATGTCATCCAGCGGCAGTTCCTGTCTGCGCATCATGACTACTGGACGCCGGGCGCAGAGGGTTTTTCCGAAGCAGCCAATCCGGTCTCACCTGTCTATGGCGGCAGGATGGTCGACCCGGACGCTATCCATGTCTGGACGTGGGATGCACGCCCATATCCGGCTTTTCCGCAAGCCACCAGTCTTTGGTCTGATGGCGAGAATTGGCGTTTGGGCCATTGGCTGACAGGCCGGCTTGGTGCCGTTCCGCTCGGCCGCCTGGTTGCGCAGATCATGTCTGAGCAGGGGTTCAACGCATTTGATGTCAGCGGCTTGTCGGGCATCGTCGACGGATTTGTCATCGACAGGACAATGGACGCGCGCGCCGCGCTGGCCCCCTTGATGCGGGCATACTTTTTTGAGGCGGTCGAGTCCGAGGGCCTCATCAGATTTCGCCATCGCGGGGCAGCGGAAAGCGCGACGGCACATGTGTCCGACATGGCCGTACCCACCGGCAGCAGCGCCTCTCCCTTTGAACTCGTCCGGTCTCAGGAAACCGATCTGCCCGCAGCGACCAAGCTGTCCTACATTGAGGCTGACAGCAGTTACCGACAGGCCGCAATCGATGCCCGAAAACAGACAACGCTGTCAGACCGTGTGACCGGCACGGCCTTGCCCATTGTTATGCGTCAGGAAGAGGCAATACGCATCGCGGAAACAGGGCTGCAGGACGCCTGGATCGCACCGTTCGAC